TCCAAGCAGGTATGAATCTGTATCAGAAGATGTTAAAGGATGGTGTTGCTAAGGAGTCTGCTAGGTTTGTATTACCTTTAGCTACACCTACTCGTTTGTATATGACAGGTAGTGTACGTTCTTGGGTACATTATATTGAGTTGAGAAGTGGACACGGTACACAGAAAGAGCATATGGATATTGCCAATGCTTGTAAGGATGTATTTAAAGAACAGTTCCCTATAGTATCCGAAGCATTAGGATGGATGTAAAAGTATATGATAATGTAGTAGATCACAATACATTGCGAACTATTACACAGTATCTTTCAAGTGCATTCTATTCCTTAACTGATGGAGTAGATACAACATTTGATAATGTTAATCCAATGGCTTCTGATGGTAAGTTTTGGAGACGGATACATAAGGGTGATTCATTATGTGATAGTAATGATGAACAATTATCTACCGTACTCTACGAGGCACTCAGTAAGGTCTGTAAGGTACCTCCATACAATACAGTACGAAGGGTCTATACAGATCTAATACGCTTTGGAGACCGTCCTAGGTCACGTGTAGAGGATGTAGGTTCTAACAACCGTACAATTATCTTCTATACTAATGACCAATGGCATCGTGATTGGGGTGGAGAGACAGTATTCTATGAGGGTGATGAGATTTTTAAGTCTGTCTTACCTAGACCTGGTAGGATAGTATCTTTCGATGGTAGGATACCTCACTCTGGTAGACCACCAGTTACACCTGCTCATCGACCTAGATATATTACAGTAATGAAATTCTAATGCCACTATACGAATTCCAGAACAAAGAGACTGGTGAATCTGTAGGAGAATTAATTCTATCTCTTGAAGCTAGAGATGATTTCCTACAGATGAACCCAAATCTTTGTGTCAAACCAGGTAAATTAAGACTGGCAATACACAAGACTGAAGATTCCTTCCCCAGTTATCCTGATATGAATCAAGAGACTAGGACTCCAGAAGAGAGAGGATCAGACTACAAACCAGCTCTACCATCTTCTTGGGTGGACAGTGATAAAGAAAGTGGTAAGACTGGAATTAAGATTACTGACAAACGTAAGGTAAAAAGAAATTATTTTGAAGAAGATATCAAAAAGTATGGTAAAATAACAGGGACACCTAAAGCTGTTAATTTACCTAGTTCTGGTTCACTCTACAATTCTGTTGACTCTGATCAACCTGGATCTGCTAGAGAGCAACAAGAACTTAATGATATTATGTCTAAAGTAGATAAGGTTGGTACCTATGAACGTGAAGTTCTAGGTCAACGAGGTTGGACTTCTGATAAACCTATTCATCTCAACGATTCACAACATCGTAATCCTTGGGAGAAAGGTTATGCTAAAGAGAACAAGCATCGTTATGAGAACCCCGATCCTGGTGGTGATCAAGCTAGGATACAAGGAGACATAGAACGTGAACGTGACATCTTAGGAATAGACTAAATAAATTATGCCTACTTATCCAGTAAAACATAAGGAAACAGGTGAGACAAAAGTTCTCAACCTGACAATGAAAGCCTACGATACTTGGCGTAAAGAAAACCCTGACTGGGACAGAGACTGGTCAGAAGGTTGTGCCAGTATGGGAGAAGTAGGTGATTGGCGAATGAAAACCGATGGAGGATGGAATGAAGTCTTACATAAAGTAAGTAAACAACCTGGTGCCAACGTTAAACCATACAAATACTACTAAATGCCACGCAAAAAATCCGTATCCACTCTGTCCACTAAGCAGATGAAACGTACTAAGCCTATTAACACAGAACTATTAAAAAATATAGAACCTCTTACTCCTGCACAGGAGTCGTTATGGGAACAGTATGCTCTTGGAAAAAATCTAGTTGCTTATGGATGTGCTGGTACTGGTAAGACATTTTGTCTCTTGTATCAAGCTTTGAAGGAAGTCTTGACAGAGAGTACACCTTATGAGAAAATCTATATTGTAAGGTCACTAGTCCCTACTAGAGAGATTGGTTTCCTTCCTGGAACACACGAGGATAAATCATACTTGTATCAGGTTCCTTACAGGAATATGGTCAAGCATATGTTCTCAATGTATACGGACAAGGAATTTGAAACGCTTTACGATGACCTCCAAAGACAGGAAACGATTAGCTTTTGGTCTACTTCTTTTCTACGGGGTACGACTCTTGATAATGCTATTGTAATCGTAGATGAATTCGAGAACTTGAATTTTCACGAATTAGATAGTATAATGACAAGAGTTGGCGAGAACAGCAAGATCTTTTTTGCTGGTGACGCTAGTCAGTCCGACCTACTTAAGGTCACAGAACGCACTGGCATTCTAGATTTTATGCAGATCCTACAAGGTATGCCTGAGTTCAGCAAAGTTGAGTTCGGTCTTGAGGATATCGTGAGGTCTGGTCTGGTTAGATCGTATCTGGTCTCCAAGATCAACCAAGGTTATGATGAAAACATTTGATTTATCTGAACTAATTGACTCCGTAAACCTGAAGAGACAAATGGTAGAAGGCAAACGCCTTTATGCCGTGGAGGATGCACACTATCCTTCAGTCACTACAGTATTATCTAATCAGAAAAAGAAGAAAGCCATCATTAGAAATTGGCGAAAGAAAGTTGGTGCTGCTGAAGCAGATCGAATCACAAAGCGATCTACTACCAGAGGTACCAACTTTCACGCTATCTGTGAGGATTATCTATTGAACAAGTTAGATCTAGAGAAGCATAAAGATTCTCCTCTACCTGTTCAGATGTTTCGTACTTCACAAAACGTTATAGATAGAATAGATAGACCTCGACTCATTGAGTCGATGCTATGGTCTCACAAACTACAGATTGCAGGTCAGGTTGATTGTATTGCTGAACTCGATGGAGATTTATCTGTCATTGATTTCAAAACATCTAAGTCACCTAAGAGACAAGACATTCTGGATGGATACTTCACTCAGATGTGTGCCTACGGTTATATGTTTTACGAAAGATATAACATAGAGGTAAAACAGTTCGCTGTTATTGTTGCCTGTGAGGATGGTGAATGTCAGTTGGTTAAGACTACTGATAAAGAACCATACTACATCAAGTTAACTGAGGCTATAAAAGAATATGAGATGACTTATGCCACAGCCACCTGAAGACATTGAGAATAAATTTATGACTGCTACAAAATTTGCTGGTGAAATTGAAAAACTGGTTGCAGATAACAATGATATGAATTATATCGATGCCATTGTACATTTCTGTGAACAGAATAGTATTGAGCTAGATACTATTAACAAATTAATTTCTAAACCCTTAAAAGAAAAACTTAAGTTCGATGCACAGCGTCTGAACTTTATGAAAAGAACCTCTCGTGCTAAACTGACATTCTAATATGGGATTCCAAGATTCTGAATTTGTACAACAAGAGATTAAATACATTAATACATTACAAGATCGTCTAGCACAAATGACGATGGCATTTCCAGAGCTTGACGCTGATGAGAAAGAAGAGTATATTGAAATAGTAGAGACACTATTAAAGAAACAGAGAGTTCTCTGGGCACGAGTAGAATTGTGTAAGAAGGATGACCCTGTTGCAAAACAGATGGCCACAGATGTTCGTAAGGTTATGAGTGCTGTTGGTATACCTGATACTGTTAGTGTGTCTGAGGTCTTTAATAATATTGATACAATGATCGTAGCACTTAAGAAGACTGTAGCGGAGATGTAATGAAGGTTTGCAGGAAATGTGGTGCAACTTGGATAGATGGACAACACTATTGGTCAACAGGTAAGGTCGGTGATCCACACGATCTAGCAGGTTTGGTATGCAATACCCACTTCGATACGGAGTGCATTAACCCCTGTCTAGGTAGTACTTCTGGACAGACGTGGGAAATCCGTAGGCAAATGCTTGACAAGATGGATGATAACCCTTATAATTAGTAGGTCTTTATTCGGTATAAGTTAATTACCTATGACAATATCACAAAACCTGGGTATCCCAGTAAGTGACGCAGACTTTCTGTGTGCACACTGGAGACCTGAGCACTGTGATCCTCGCAACTGGGAATACATCCCCTCCACCTATGGTGTAGAGGGTGTTACTCTTGTTGGTGATCCTCATATGAGGCTATGGAGTGATACTCCAGACACTTTCAAGAATCCAGGTCGATACAAATTCAGTGCAAGTAATGTTCTCGAACTTCAAAAAGTAATCGAGAATGAAGGAGTCAATCCTAAGATTGGTTCCATCGTATACTACGACGTTGACGATGACTCATCGTGCAACGGTGAAC